TTACATAGCTTCTAGTTTGGCATATTCCAGCGCCAGCCACTTCACCCCGGCTTCCTTGAAGCTGACTTGCACCCTGGCATCCGCGCCGCCTTCGTAGGCCAAAATCACGCCTGCGCCGAATTTCGCGTGGCGCACCGGCTGCCCGATGTTCCAGGCCGGGGCGGCGGCAGAAGCGGGGCGCGCCGTTTCCTGCCAGGCGGATTGAAACGAACTGCCGGGATATTTTGGCGTTGGCTTGGCGTTCAGCCGTTTCAGCAGGTTGCCGGGGATTTCATCCAGGAACCGCGACGGCACGTTGTAGCGCACTTGGCCGTGCAGCATGCGGCTTTGCGCGTGGCTCAGGTACAGCCGCCGCCGGGCGCGGGTGACGGCCACGTACATCAGGCGGCGTTCTTCTTCCAGCCCGTGCGCTTCGCCCATGCTTTGTTCGTGCGGGCACAGGCCTTCTTCCAGCCCGCTGATGAATACGGTGTGGAACTCCAGCCCCTTGGCGGCGTGCACCGTCATCAGTTGCAAGGCATCACGACCTGGATCGGCCTGGTGCTCGCCGGCTTCCAGGCTGGCGTAGGTGAGAAAGTCGGTCAGGCTGTTTTCGTCGCGTTCCTTCACAAAGGTCACCGCCGCATTGACCAGTTCGTCCAGGTTGGCGATGCGGTCTTCGCCTTCTTTCTCGCTGGCATAGTGCTGGCGCAGTCCGCTGGTCTGGGTCACCACGTCCATCATTTCCGGTAGCGGCAGGCCGTTGCATTGCTCCTGCATGCCCTTGATTAGAGTGACAAAAGCGGCGATTTTGCCGCCTTGCGTCAATGCCGCCTGCCACAGGCTGAAGGTGTGGGTGCGGGCGATTTCCTGCAATTGTTCCAGGCTGCGCGCGCCGATGCCGCGCGTGGGGAAGTTGATGACGCGTAGTAGCGAGGTGTCGTCGTCCGGGTTGGTCACCAGTCGCAGATAGGCTAAAGCATGCTTGATCTCGGCGCGCTCGAAGAAGCGCAGGCCGCCATACACGCGATAAGGAATGCCCGCCGAAAACAGCGCATGTTCCAGGATGCGCGACTGGGCGTTGGAGCGGTACAGCAGCGCCATTTCCTGCAACTCGATGCCGTCCTTGTGCAGCGCCTTGACCTCGTCCACCACGAACCCGGCTTCTTCGGTGTCGGTATACGCCTCGAACAGGCGGATCGGCTCGCCGCCGCCATCAGAAGTCCACAGGTTCTTGCCCAAACGGTTCTGGTTGTGGGAAATAATCGCGTTGGCGGCGTCGAGAATATTGCTGTGCGAGCGGTAATTCTGCTCCAGTTTGATGACTTCCTGCACCGCGAAATCGTGCTGGAAATCCTGCATGTTGCCCACCCGCGCGCCGCGGAAGGAGTAGATGGACTGGTCGTCGTCGCCGACGGCAAACACGCAGTTCTGCGAACCCGCCAGCAGCTTCAGCCACTGGTATTGCAGGCGGTTGGTGTCCTGGAATTCGTCCACCAGGATGTAGCGGAAGCGCTCCTGGTAATGCGCCCGCAACTGCGGCTCGCGCGCCAGGGTTTCATAGCAGCGCAGCAGCAGTTCGGCAAAGTCGGCCACGCCTTCGCGCTGGCATTGCTTGTCGTATTCGGTAAACACCTCGCGCATGGTCTGCGTGTGGCGGTCGTAGGCTTCCATCTGCTCGGCGCGGTAGCCTTCGTCCTTGCAGCCGTTGATGTAGTTCTGGATCTGCTTGGGCGGATATTTTTCGTCATCCACGTTCATCTGCTTCATCAGCCGCTTGATGGCGGAAAGCTGGTCGGCGGTGTCGAGAATCTGGAAAGTGGCGGGCAGCCGGGCTTCGCGATGGTGCGCGCGCAGGAAGCGGTTGCACAGGCCGTGAAAAGTGCCGACCCACATGCCGCGGGTATTGATCGGCAGCATGGCGGAAAGCCTAGTGAGCATTTCGCGCGCGGCCTTGTTGGTAAAGGTCACGCCGAGGATGCCGTTGGGCGAAACCAGCCCGTTTTGTATCAGCCAGGCGATGCGAGTGGTGAGCACGCGGGTCTTGCCGCTGCCGGCACCGGCCAGGATCAGCGCTGAGGTATGCGGCAGCGTGACCGCTTGCAATTGCTTGTCGTTGAGGCCGGACAGGATATCGAGGGACATGAAAGTAAAGCGCGTTTGAATTCCGGACAAAGCGCGTTTGAATTTCGGACAAAGAATTTTAATACAATTAGATTGAATTCTGGACGGGTAATAATTAACCGCTTGACTCCACCCATCGGGTAGAGCGTACATACAGGTGTCGCAACCAACCATGAGACACCAACATGACAACAGCCGAGCAAGAGCTTCAAACCATCCATTCAGCTATCCTATCAGCAGCCGCGCGCGGCGAACTCGATCTTAACCAGGTTGCCCGTATCGTCCTAGCCGGCCGTGGGCAGGACTTGAATGGGAAATGGGTTGGTTTTGATCGAGCCGCCGAGATTCACAACATTACCAATTCCTGATGACCAGTTCACTCCTTTCGCCACGTCCCTGCTTACCGCCGACGGTATAGCTGATCGGCACGGTATCCATATTCAAGCCTGAGAACGCTTTGCGCATCTCCGGAATATCGTTGACGCTGATGACCATCTTGCCCTTGATCGTCCTGGCCAGCGCAGCCATTACGTCATATTGCTCCAGGCTGAAATCCACGCCGTAGCCCTCCGTCCCCCAATAAGGAGGATCGCAGTAAAACAAGGTGTGTTCCCGGTCATACTTGCGAATGCAATCCTGCCAGGTCAAGTGCTCGATATAGGTTCTGCTCAGGCGCAAATGAGCCATGCTCAAATCCTCTTCAATGCGTAACAGATTCAGCTTGGGCGGGCTGGTCGTGGCTGTCCCGAACGTCTGGTTGTCCACTTTCCCACCGAATGCCAGCTTTTGCAGGTAATAGAACCGCGCGGCGCGCTGTACGTCGGTCAGTGTTTCTTCAGGAGTGATCTGCAACCACTTGAACATTTCACGGCTGGTGAGCGCCCATTTGAATTGCCTGGTGAACTCTTCCAGGTGATGCTTGACGATCCGGTACAGGTTCACCAGCTCGCCGTTGATGTCGTTAAGCACCTCGGTGTGCGCCTGGTCTTTCATGAAGTACAGCGCTGCTGCGCCGCAGAACGGCTCAACGTAGCATTCATGAGCCGGGAACTGCGGCAGGATGAACTTGGCCAGGCGGCGTTTACCGCCAATCCACGGGATGATTGGTAATGCTTTCATAAGCTGCAAGCCTTTCTCAATAGTTGAAATTGCGCTAGGCTTGATCCCGCCGTGACGTCATGGCAGGGAGCCTTGGCTTTGGCTCACAGGTTTGGTCTGTGGGTTGAAGTGGCCGGTGCCGTGTTCGCGCACGGTTCCGGCCGCTCTCTTTTACTGCTTGATCCGGTACGGCCGGAACATGAACTTGGCATACGGCACGCGATGATCCGGCGCCGTAATTGCCCAGCCGTATTTCAGGGCGAATCTGCTACCGCGCACGTCCTTTTCCCACGCCCAGGTTGAATCGAATTTAACCCCCAGCGTGAACTTGCCGAAGTTGCTGGCCGGGTTGCGGCCGCATAAAAATACAAGTTGTTGCCAATAGGTCGGGCTGGCTGACTGGTGCGCGTTGCCGATGCCGCGCGGATACAGATAGTTGCCAAACCAGGTGCTGCCACCGCTCCACGGCGTCAGCAGCAGGATCGAGGTGATCGGCCATCCGATCAGCCACACCGGCACGAACGCCATCCACCAGATCAGGTGAGAGACGTTGGCGCGCCAGTCGCGGACGGTCAGGCATAGCAGTTGACCGAGCAGGCCGATCGCGGCGTAGGCGATTAGCAGCCATTGCCACCAGGTGATTGAGGTCATCATGGCTGTTCAGCCTGGTCTGCTGGTGCCGGAGTATTACCTTCCGCCACCCAGGCATTGAATTCGTCGAATAATGGATGGCCTTCAGGTATTTCGGTGAATGTCCCATCGTCGTTTAATTTACGAACAATCTTTGGGTTCCCAGTCAATTTATACATGTGTATTCCTTACAGTTGCGATTCGAGCAGGATTTGAGCGTTGCCTGCGGCCTTTACCGTCACCGGCGTTTGTGCGGTGAGATTGGCGGCGCAAGCGAAATTTATTTCAACGGCATTCCGATCGGATGAAAATAGTGTCGGAGTCGCTGTGGCTGATACGATGCTGCCGTTCCCGTACTCGCCCGCGAAATTAGAATTAGTTCCAACCACGGTAACGGCCGGCGCGACACGCATTGGTGGATCAAGCCGGAAAACGCCACGGAACGTGCTTGTAGTCAGCGCGCGGCCGGCATGGAATATATCGCCAGATCCTGCTGTGAACGGATTGATCATCCGGCAGAATTCACGGCAGGCTGCACGGTCATCCGACAGAAGTCGTGGAAGCATGTCCGTCGGTAGGGAGCCGCCTCGCACCGCGCGGAATTCGGTAAACCGGAAATTCTTGGTGGTTACAGCGCCGCATGCGGCGCTGACTTCCATTGACCAGCCGTTGGAACAATCGCCCATGTCAACATTCTCAAACTTGACCAGGGTGCCGGTCCCCGTGGGGACAGATTGCGCGCTGCTGGTGGCGATGGTGGTGGTTGCGCCGAAATTGTCCAGCGCGGTCGCCTTCTTGATGGTGATGGTGTAGTTGATACTGCTGCCCACGTCGTGATGCACCAGCACGCCGAAACTGGCTTTTTTGTTCTTGAACGATTTGGAATCCTCGCCCTTTTGCCGATATTGCGTATATACAACGCCGGAGCCGGTAACGGTCACGCCAGAAAGATGCAGCGCCGTCCCCGCATCGCCGATCGGCGATGCGGTATCTTGCGTGATGGTGCCGGCGGATACCGCAGTGCCCGTAGCCCAGGCCGCAAACATATCGACATTGCCGTACTGGCCTGACGTAGATATGGCAGGCGGCGCTTTTGTGGCAACGCGGCAATCCCCGTTGATGACGGTGCTAAAATGGGATTGGCTTTGCGGCTGCTGGTAATCTTTTCTGATGATACTCAGCGGAGTCGTTCCGACGGTGATTGTTCCATCGTTGGAAATTTCAAAAATAGAGTCAGCGTTTCCTGGATACGCGGTGCCCTCTGTTACAACAAACAACACCCCAGCCTTGAGTTCCGCGCCGGTATCCATGCGCGGGTCACGCGTGGCCGGCACCGCTGCGCCGTTCCAGATGTACGGACCGCGCAATGCTGCGGTGGCGTTGTCTTTGTCCAGGAACACATCGCCTGCCACCATCGTTACGCCGTCAATGGTGGCTCCAGGTGCGGCCAGGTTGATGGCGGTGGTCGTCGCGGCGCGGACGATCAGCGTGGTAGCGCCGTTGTTGATGGCACTCTGTATCTTAGTAATGATCGCATCGCGGCATTGCGTGAACGTATCTGTACCAGGCGTCAATAGTGCCTCGCCGTTCATGGTAGCCACATGAACCAGCTCCATCATGAAAGCATTAAGCATATCTTCGGTAACCTGCGTCGGAGGGCGCGCAATACCCGTATCCTCCTCAACAAACATATTGCCTATGTGTCCAGCCGCCTCAGTCTTGTGCATAGCTCACCTCTCCACCCGATCCGGTAATATCTTCAAACCATAAAAAAACGTGCGCCTGCTTAAAGGCCAGCAGCGCATCCCATATAGGCTTTGGATCAACCACGGCCCGGTAATACCTCACCATTAGCACATACGTTGATCTTGAATTTCCCCACAGCCGGTCTCCCACGTGGAACCCAACGCGCAGCGGGCGCAGCAGATGATCCACCGTCACCAGCGGCACCGGAAACGTCTCGCTGGCGGCGTTCTCGCTCCATAGCCGATCTCCCGTATGACTGCCCACCGTGAACGGTTGGCGCGGCATGGTTTCCGTCAGCCCGTTCAATGCCTCATTGGCCACGCGCCGGTATTCGTCAATGTGCCAACTGGTGTATTTCGGGCGATGGCGCTCAATCGCCATATCCAGCACAAGCTGCACATCACCATCCAGCCGGGCCAATTCAGCCCCGGCCATGACCATTAAGTTGGCGCCAAAGCTACCCGGCGCCCACTCCCACGCCTGGCCCGGCGGCAGCAGTGCCTGCAAGGCTTCACCGTACTGCGGGCCGGTGTGCGGAGTAATCTTCATGACCAGGTCACCGGCGACAGCGTGAATACTTCACCGGCAGCAACAGTAATGTCTGCCACGGGCGCGATGCGTGTGTATTGGGTGGTAACGGTGGCAATGGCGGCATCCAGCTCGCCCATACCTATCATGGATGTCTCGCTCATTTCTGCCAGCACCAGGGCGGAAATGGCCGCCTCGATGTCAGCGCGGTTCTGGGTGGTGTCATGGCCCGGCAGCAGATGCAGTTGAGGCCCTACCGGGCGAATGATCGGGGCCGCCAAACGCCAGTCGGCAGTGGCCGGGGCGATGGTGTAGTAATACGCTTCAACAGCGTCAAGCACCGCCACTGTTGGCTGCCTGTTCGCAAGCGTATTGCAGATCGGGCGCACCAGCACCGTGCCGGTGCCGAGCGCATGTAACTGCACCAGAGCGCCGCTCACCGATGGGTGTGCGTTCTTGGCCCATTGGCGATAATCCTCCGGCTTTCCGGAACGCGCCCCGCGTGTCACCACAACATTCCACTCATCAGCAACGCGAATGCGCCAGTCATCCACCAGCTCATCATCAGCGCCACCGGTGAGTGCGGTGGTCAGCGTGATCGTACTGCTAATGCCGGGTACCGGATCAATCAGCGTCAAAGTCTGGCCAATCTCCATGTTGGTAGCCAGCCCGCTCGAAACGCAGCGCACTTGCGCTGTGCCATTGCCTACGCCATCCAGAGTGGTCGCGGCCAGTATTTTGTAGTCGTAACCGTTCTGCCCGCGCGCCAGGGTATCCGCCAGCAGGGCGGTGCCAGGGTTGCCGGTGACCGGCACGTTGCCGACCGCCGACGTGGCCATCAATCGGTCAACACCATATAGCGCCGCCCAGTCGTAAAGCCGCTCCAGAACGCAGGTAAGGGGGGAGGATTGCCGATCAACCCAATCCAGGTGACCGTGCAGGCCGTGACACCCGCGCGCCCAGGATGCGGATATCGGCCCTCCAAGAACGGCGGGCACGGTAGCAAAATCGCCTCCGATGCGCGCTTTAAGTTCCTGGAATGATGGCCTGGTATAGGGTGTGGTCATGATGGGTTGAGCGGCATCTCAACGATTAATTTTTCGCCATTGTGGAATCCGCTGAAGCGTAAAAAAACGCTGGAAACGCTTCCCGACGATCCTGGGTGCTCTATCTCTTCCACCTCAACCTGTTGCAATGCCGCTTCGCGCGCGGTCAGGGCATCGCGTACCATATCCAGCGCCTCGCGCCGGGCGGCGCTGCTCAATGGCTGGCGGCGCACATACCACAGGCCGGTGCCAGCCTGCGGATCATTCCACCAGCCACGGCGCTCGTAGCGATCAACAACGCGTCCTTCCGGTGCTTCCTGGTCGGTGAACAGCGCCGCGTAAATCAGCGTGGCCACCTTGGCATCGGTGTCATTCAAGGCAGGGTCGTCAAACGCCAGGTCAAACACCCCATTGTTGGTCTGTACCAGCTTCAGCATGCTCAAATCTCCGGAGGTGCGTGGTTGTGGTGCGGCTTGGCCGCATCGTTGTCCTGCCATGTCTCGACACCATTGCCATCCCACTTTTGACCCTGGCCATTCACGTCGAATTTATAGCTGGTGGTTGCGTGCAGCTTGATGTTTGCGGCACGGACTTCAAAGTCCAGTGGTGTTTCAATCAGTATCTTGTTGCGCTTCAGGTGCACTTTCTGCCCCTGGTCGTCGTGCAGCGCTACCTCCCCCTCTGTCAGTTGCAGTTGGTAGCGCTTGTCGCCACAAACGATGGCAAAGCCGCCGGATCGGTCGCCAGCCGGGAACAGCAGATACGTCTCGCAGCCTGGCTTGGGCCGGTACGATAAACCATACGGCTCCACCCGGTGCAGGTTGGCCAGCGTCTCGCTATCCAGCACCGTGGCCTGTACGCGGTCATGGCTGATGACCCTGCCCACGCCCTGGGCGACGATCAGCCGCAGCCGGTGCCACATCTGGGCAATCATCGCCTCACCCCCACACCGGAAGCGCGCTTGGTGCGCTTTTTCTCCTCGCCCAGGAAAGCCTCGCGGTGCATCACCGAAAGCCTGGCTACGTGCCCGCCCTGTTCATCCAGCGCCAGGCTACGCTCGCCGATCATGTAAACCGCGTCTATGCCTTCCTGAGGTATCACCACGCGCACCTGCGTGTTGATCGCCCACAGCCCGCCATCGTGCCGCCACCCGGCCACTACCAGATCAAGCCGGTGCGCCCTGGCCAGCCTGCGGTTGCGCTCGAACGCGGCGCGCCTGCCGCAGCCGCCCAGACCGCCGCCGTGGCGATCCGCCACGATGTGCATGGGGCGGAAGTAACTGATACCGGGGTCTTTGGCATCGCCCTTCAGCGACTTGCCGCCATCGTAGTCAAACGATTTCACCCGGTATTCGCTAAAGCGCAACCGGTATTCGTCCACTACCGTGTAGCTCTTGATGTGGCGGCCATAAGTCAGCGTGGCCACCGGCGCGGAAGCGGTGGGCGCGGTTAGCAGCAGGCCGCCGTCCGGCTGCGGATAAAGCAGCAGGTTGGCGGCGCGCGCGGCGTTGATGAGGGCGTTGCTCGGCTGCTCGCACTGCATGCTGAAATGCGGCACCACGACAGTCTCGGCGCTCACCTTTACCGGCACTTTAAAGGTCTTGCAAAGGCGCTTTATAAGCTCTTCGAGTTTCAGCCCGTCCAGGGTGACCGAATACTGGCAATCCACCAGCTCGCGCCCCAGGGAACGCGCTTCAAGCTGCAAGTGGTGATCCTGTTCGCCCACGGCGCGGCGCAGCAGATCGGGGCGGACGGTAGTCACCAGTTCGCCATCGGCCAGCACCGCCACCTCGGTATTGGCTGTGATCGGCAACACCCCGGCGCCGTGCCCGCTTCCGCTGATTTTCAAACCGACGGTTGCGCACAAATCGTCTACCGAGTCGTGGATCTCCACGCCCTGCCAGTAGCGGTACTTGTAGCCATCGAATTGCAGCTCAACCATGATGTTTATCCATAGACGCGCCCCTGCACGAATAGCGGGTGCCGGATGCCGTTGCGCGCGATAAACACGTCGTCATCCACCCCCAGCCGATGCGCCAGCAGGGTGCTGGGCAACGGCTGCACCACGTCGCGAGTGGTATCGCCCCGCAACTGCTGGGCATTGAGCGCGGCAATCAGCGCGGTACGGGCAGAGACGGCGGCCTGAAATACGGGGTCTGGCATGTCCGGCAACAGCAGCGTCAGGGTGTTGACGACGGCAGCCATACCGGCATCGCGCGCCGGTGCGGCACGGTAATCCGCCAGCGCCAGTTGCGCGGCAGAAAACCACAACAACCGGCGGCGCAAGGCCGCCTCGGCCAGCATATTGCTGCGCAGCGCGGCGGAAGTGCCGCTGATATTGGCCGGTCTGGCAGACAGGCTGGCCAGGCGCGTCACAATGCGCGGGCGCGCTACGTCATCCAGGTTGTCGCCCTCACCAGTTGACCCACCCAGCAGGTTGGCCAGCGAGCGGATCGTCGCGGCGTACTGGTCGGGGATGCCAAGCAGCACGTTGATATCGGTCTTGATACCCTGTACCACGTTAATCACCTGGTTGGCCCAGGTCAGCGGCAGGCTGGCCAGCGAGATGGCCTTGCGCAGAATCTCCAGTTGGTCGCTGGCTTCCGCCGCCATCACATTAAAGCTGTCGTTATTCACCGTCGCCAGGGTGAAGTCATCCTCCACCGCGGCGGCATAATCATCCAGCTTGCCCTGGGCATCGTCCGCCACGTCCGGCACTGGTGCTGCCACATCGCCGCCACCGGGCTTGAACACCAGGGCGATGCTGCACATACCGCCTTTTTCATTGCTCTCCTGCACCGTCCAGCTCTCGGCGCGTACCCACAAGCGCCCCAGCCAGGGGTGCGTTAGCCAATCCGCGCCCGGCTGGTTGAGCCGGACCAGGAACTTGTTGCGCGCCAGGTCGTAATCCGCACCGATGAAATACGCATTCAGCTTGTAATCCCAAGCCTTGCCGCCCAGGTCTTCCACATCGGCAAATTCGCCGCCAGGATACTGGTGCACCACCAGCCGTCGCCCAGACGTGCTGTCGTGGCTCTCGGTGAGAAATTCGAGGTCTCCATAACGGGCGGTCGCCATACGGTCTAGCCAGGTCATGAGGGCGCTCCGTTCCAGACGTTACCGGTATTGAGTTTCACATTCCCGCCGCCGCTGGTCTGCATGGCCTGGTTCTGCAACACCAGGCCAGGGGCAAGGCCAACCGTCATGTTGGCATTTACGTCCACCGGCTTTTTATCGCTGGCCTTTAGCGCATCCTGGATGCCCTGATACAGCAGGCCGATACCTCCACCCACCGCAGCGCCGATACCCGTCCCCAGACCGGGAACAATACTGCCGACGGTCGCACCGATGCTGGCGCCATTCAGCGCAGCGGAGCCATATCTTGAAACAGCAGATTCTTCGCCAAAACCGGCGCTCAACGCATAGTTACCGGCAAGCGCCGCCACGCCAGCCACCCCGCCGATCTTGGCAGACCTTGGAATTTTTCCTGGCAGGTTGGATAGATTGCTTAATACACCGGGAACCGCGCCACCTTTACCTCCACCAACCACCATTGCCGCCAACCCTGTTGCCGCAGCAAACGCGGTGACGGCGCTGGTGGCCAGCATGGTGGCACCTGCCAGCAGTGGATGCTTGGCTGCAATATCTGCAAAGGCTTCCGCCGCCTTGCCAACATAGGGCGTTAGTCCATCCATTGCGGCCTTCTGGCCAATATCTTTTTGCTGCTCGGCCTGACGTAGCTTGAATGCGCTGGTCTCGGAAACAAGATCATAATTCTTGTCTATTGCCCCGCCAGACGATACGTCATTTGCTTTTACCTTACCCAACACATCCTGCATGTACTGGCGATTGTTCATCATCCCCAGCAGCGCCATCAACGCCTGCCTGTCTTGTATTAGCTTGCCGATACCGGCACCCTGGGCAATCGTTGCCATGCTCTCCAGCGCGGCGCGTTTATCGTCCCCCGTTTTTGCTGAGGAAAGTTGCTTTTTAGCTATCTGATAATCGCCGCGGCTGGAGACGGACTTATCCACTAGAGCCGCAAAGGCATCTACCGAATCAACACCCTTTGATCGTTGCGATTGCAAGTACGCAGGCAGGTTTACGCCCATTTTCTGGGCATCCTTGGCGGTATCGCTGGAATTGATCTTGGCCAGCAAATTGACCACGTTATTGCCAGCCTCATCTTTTGTACCAGCCGTGATTGCCGCCGCCTGGTTAAGCGCTGCCAATTTGGCGAACCCGGCACGGCCAGATAAGCCTGACATGGTTCCAGCCGCCATTTGTTGAGGCAGCCATTTCGCCATATCCTTCAGTTCAAATCCGCCTGCCTGACCGGCAGCCAGCGCCATATTCAGTACGTTCGGCATATCCTCCGGCTTGATTTTGAACGTCTGCATGGAACGGATGCCAATCTGCGCCAACTCATTGGCATTAGCGCCCGAAGCGCTGGACGCGCGCATGATTTGCGGCAACATCTTGATGGCATCGTCCGAAGTCATCGCTCCGGATGCAATCATGGTATCCAGCGTCTCTGCTGCCTGGTCGCGCGTCCCGCCGCCACCTTTGCCAACAGCCTTATTGATGGCTGATTCGAGTTGCTTCATACCGGCGCGGCGGCCAGATGTGTCACGTTCCGAAAATGCCGTATTGGCCATGTTGGCCAAGCGCTCATCAAAAGACATGGCGGCCATCGCCGGGGATTTGAGCGTATATGCCGCAGCGCCAACGCCTGCGGCAATCGGCAGCGCGGCCATGGCCTTCTGCGCCTTGGTCAGCTCGCCCATCTCGTTACGCAGATCTCGCACACGCTTGATCTGCGCGTCATAAGCGCGGCTTAATTCCTTGGCGCTGTACAAGCCGGAGGCGGCCAGGCTCTTGTAAGCCTGCTGGGTTTGGGATATTTCAGCGCGGATTGTGCGCTCGGAACGTATCTTGAGCTGCTCATGCTGGCGCTCGAAGTGCTCCACGGCGGCCAGCGAATAACGCTCCGCCGCCACGTGGTTCTTGTACATCTTCTCGGCAGCAGCAGCCGACTTGCTGGCAACCTTGTCCGCCGTTTCGCCGATCTTGTTCAGCCCGGCGGCAGCGCCGCCATCCTTGAACCTGATTAACAGTTCCGCGTTGACTGTCATAAATAAAAAAGCCCCGGTGGTAGTTCACCGGAGCTTACGCGCGCGCGGGGACGGGGATTAGGCTGGAAATGTTTCCCGGTCAACCATCAAACTTGATGCCTTCCATGTCGGCGGATATTTTGGCGTAGATCATCAATTTACCCAGCGGCCATTTCGCTATTTTTTCCTCGTCCTGATTCAAGCCCCGCATCACCAGGGCCAAAGCCATCAGGACTCTTGCGCGTTTTTTCCTGTGGCCTCGTCGGCAATCAGGGATGAGGCGACCTTGTCCGCCTCGCGGAAATCCGCCACATGCAGCTTGCCGATCAGCGCCTCGTCGGTGCCGGTCAGGTTGGCGATCAGCACGATGGTCTGGCGCTGCGCGCCGCGCTCGTCAAAGGCCAGCAGGTCGTTGGCGGTGGCGTAGTCGCGAAATTTCAGTTCATCCAGGCGCTTGTTCTCGCCAATGGTCACGGGGTGCTTGAGCTTGAGTGTCTTCATTTTTTCTCCTTGAGTTAATCGGTGGTACGTTTCTTTACTTCGAGCTGGCCGTCGCCCACGCCGGAATCCGGTGGCGGCACATCCCAGTGCCACGACCAGCGCCCAGGCAGGCTAAGCAACAGCTTGACCTGGTATTTGCCGACGGCGGTTTTCACCAGGGCGGCATCCACCCCCAGGGTGTAGGTCACGGTAGTGTTGTCCGGTTTTTTGACCACCAGCGACAGCGCCACCGGGTCAACCAGCAGGCCGGTGCCGCAGTCGGTGATCTCGCACCAGATGCGGGTGGTCTGCCCAACCATGTATCTAGCACTCACAGCACTGGTCTCCGGTGAGGATCTGCAACACAGGCGCGGCAGCAGTTTTGATGCTCACGCCTGCCTGCTGGTGATCGGTAGCGATCTCCAAAACCGGCGCGCTGCCGGTTTTCATGTGATAGACCTTTGGCAGCAGATTCAGGTGACGTTTTAGCCATAACCAGAGCAGCATCAAATACCCCTAATACAGCGGCAAACGGAACAGTTCCGTGCCGGAGTTGCGCAGCAGGTACAGCCACTTGATGACACCCGCATCGTCGTAATTCTTGACCCACACCTTGTCACCCAGCACCGCCGCGCCATCGCCATAAAGCAGGGTGCTGAGCGGCTCCAGGTAGTTGCCGCGCAGCGAGTACTTGAAAATGCGCCCGGTGGCATCCTTGCGGGCATAGAGGTAGCGGGTCGGTGGCGTAACCGCTACCGGCGGCAAAGGTCTCAGTGGCATTGTTGTAGGTAATGGCCGCCCAGGCTCCAGCGCCCGCCGTGCCCCCGGCAATGTCAAAGCGATCCAGCGTGGATGCACCACCACGGAATGAGTAAATGTAGCGCCCGTCTCGGATATCCAACTCGCTCGCCCAGTCCGCATCACCGGTCTGGTCTACCCAGTTGGCAGACATGCCTGCAATCGGTGCGCCTGCGCGTGCAACCGTTGGCGCCATCGTTGTCCAGGTATTCGCGCTGCGCGAATAGCGGTACATGGTCACCGCGTTGTTGCCGAGCAGGTAGAAGTAATCGTCGTTGCCTTCGATGCTGTACTGGCTGGTGGCATCGGGCTGCGTTGTCCACGCAGAGGATACGGTAACCACCGTTCCGGTGTTGCTGGCAATAGTGCGAATCTGACCGATACCCGTGCCAGCGATGATGCGTATCTGGTAATTCGTCCACTGGTTGGCTGTCCAGTTTTTTGCCGAGTTCGTGAGCGTTGAAGCCCCGCCCGCCGTGGCGGTACCGCTGGCGAACGAGACGCGGCTGTTGGCGTTGACCAGTTTGCCATCGGTGCCCCAGGTGGCTGGCAGGCCGGTATTGGAGAGCGATGTCCAGGTGCCGGTGAGCAGGTCGTAACTCTTGAAAATACCGGCGGCGATGGTGCCCGCGTTCATGATGAACACGCAGCCGGTGTTCACCACGAAAGTGTCGTTGTTGGCTACGGCATTAGGTAGCGCCGGGAAGCCAAGCGTGGCATTGCCGCCAGGGTTGGTAACCACGCGATCAATTGTTCGCTCCAAACCGGCGTTGGCACCGGTGAGGAAACGGATGGTTTTACCCATCGCCAGGCCGTTGATGTTGGCCGCAGTCGTGGCGGTGGTAGTGCTTCCGCCATTGGCCGTGACGGTGTTAGACCAGCGCGCCATCACGCCGCAAGCGCCAGCGCCAAACGTGCCTGCCAGCGCACCGGAGGCAATCTGTACCCAGGCATCTTCGTCATGGTGGTACAGGTAGTGGGTGGTGGCATTAACGCAGAACAACGCCAGGTTATTCACTCCCAGCGTGCCCGCAACGACAAAAGAGCCAGCAGCACAAGCCGCCGGTGCAGGCGTCATGGCCTGCCATTCCTTGCGGTTCAAAAGCGGTTTGTTGTTTTGTTGTACCATGTGTTAACCCACCATATTTGCGATATTGGCCTGCTGTGCGCAGAGGTTCATTTGCGCGAACACAAGGCCGGAAGCCTGGTACCCACCGAGGCTGGTTTGATTACCCACCGTTGTCACAGCGGAAACCGTGGTTACGGCTGCCAGGGTCGGCAGCGATGACACCGCTACGGTAGAGCCGGTCAGCGCGTTGACCCGCAACGCCCCATCCGCGCCGCGCATGGCACCGAAGATGGAAAGAATTGAGGATAAATCGCGCAGCGTTTCTACCAGGGAATACAGCGCATCGTCTTCGGTTGGCACAGGGATGGAAGGCAATTCAACTGGAATTCTCCCGGCACTCAGATCTGGCAGCTTGCCGTTAATTGAGGCCAGCGTGGTTTCCGTGGCCACATCGGCAACGGTAATGCTTTCAAGCGCGGCCAGCGAGATAGCCCCAAGTTCCACCGCACCGCCGACAGTGATGTTCTCCAATGCGGATAACGAACCTGCATCCAGAGCAACCGTTACATTCTCAAGCGCCGCCAGTGATGTGGCGCCCAGTTCCACCTCTCCACCGACGGTGACGTTCTCCAGGGCGGCCAGTGAGGCCGTACCCAATTCCGCCGTGACATTCTCCAGCGCGGCCAGTGAAGTGCCGCCAAGCTCCACGCTGCCGCCAACCGTGATGCTTTCCAGCGCAGCCAACGAGGTGGCACCCAGCTCCACCGTACCGCCGACGGTGACGTTCTCCAGGGCGGCCAGCGAGGCCGTACCCAATTCCGCCGTGACATTCTCCAGCGCGGCCAGTGAAGTGCCGCCAAGCTCCACGCTGCCGCCAATAGTGATGTTTTCCAACGCGCCAAGAGAGGCAGCGCCCAGTTCAAGCGTGGCTATCTCACCGGCCTGGTTGACCAGCACCACGGCAGCGGCGATGCGTGGGGCGCCGGATTGATCCAGCACCTCGACGGCGGCGGCCGTGCCGGACGGGTTAGCAAGGTCAACGGCGGTATTGCTGACGGCGCTGACCACAGTTAGCCGATCCGCTCGCTGGTGTTGCTCATGAAGGTGATCTTGCTGCCGCCATCACCACCCACCGGCACCGGCTCGGATACAAACGCCTGGCTCATCATGTGCACCTGGCCATCGGCCAGGCGGATGGTGATGTCTTCGTTCTCTATGTCGTTGATGGCGACGATATCCACGCCTGGCTGGAGGTTGATTTCCAGTTCCAGCTTGGCGGGCGTGCCGGATTCTGTGTGGCCGCCGTCTTCCGGCAGGCGACCAGCCTTGTGGTCTCGCTTCTTGCCCGACGGCGTGAAGGTGCCCGGCTTGTCGGCCAGCGGCAGTTTGCCGATGCTGGGCACGGATACGGTACGGATGTTGTTGAGTGTTGCCATGTTGTTCTCCTGTTCGTCTGATTAACCTGCGGCTTAAACCTCGGCCACCTTGCGGAACTGGCCGCGACCCGCCACGATGTAGAAGGGCGACAGCAGCACCGGCGTATCCACATAGTTGAAGCGGCTGGGGTTGTCCGGGTCTTGCTCCACCACCAGGTTGTCCTTGTAGAACTTGTAGGCCTGGCACCACCCGTACTCCGACACCAGCTTGTTCTTGTACACGCTCAGCAGCATGGCGCGCACCGAATCCTCGGTGGTGATGCGCAGGCCGGGGCGGTAGCCTTCGTTATCCTTGGCTGCCGCCGTGCCGACAAAGCGGCGGATGGATTCCATGCGCTGCTCAAGGCGGATACGCTCATACACTTCGGCGGCGTTGATATCCAGGAAGGCATCGTCCGGGCTGTTGTCCGGGCGGAACTGGTACATGGAGATCAGGCGCTTGATGGTGCAGGTGCCATCCTTGGCCACCTGCATCACGCTCATGCCATTGAACAGCAGGCTGTTGGCCTGCGTCCAGTCGTGGTAACTCACGCCGATCATGCCGGTGAGTTGCACGCCTTCCAGCGATTCCACCGGGCTGTTGTAGAGCTTGGGCGCAGCAGCAGCGGCCAGCATCGCGGCGGCCTCCCAGGTGCTGGTCGGGTTGAGTTCCAAACTCAGGTTGGCGATGTGTTCGTAATTTTTAACTTCGCCGAAAGCCGCCGCCGCTGCGTAATCGCCGCGATGCGAGGTAAAGGCGCGGAACCCGGCCTGTACCGGCGGCTGGTAGCGGCGTTGGCTTTCGGTATGCCAGGCGGCCAGCGTGGCGGCATCGTTGATGCCCAGCGCCACATAGCGATACCAGCGGCCAGAACCGAGCGTGGCCTCAAGATTTCCGGGCACCGGGTCGCCACTGCCGCCAGACATGGCGACAATGGTCAGGCCAAGGCCGGTCGGGGTGGTCTCGCCATAGAGATTGAGGCGGATATCAATATGGTTGCCGCAGGTGCCCTTGTGACGCGCGGTGAGCGTAACCACGGCGGCGGCAGCGGCGGCAGTCGCCGGGATTCCGGCATCGGTAAACGCGGCGGCAATGGCAGTGGCCACGTTGTTGATGGTGTCACCGGCGGTGATGCCGACGTTGACCACCTTGCCTGACACGTACAGCGCCAGGGTGCCGCTGGCCGTAGGCTGCGCGGTCACGGTGATGGTGCCGGTGGCCTTGACCCCGGCTACCAGATCGGAATAGGGCAGCATGTACAGATCAAGCACCTTGTCACGGGCGCGGTAGCGCTCGGCCATCTGGTGCAGCATGGAGCCTTCACCGGCCTTGGTCTTGGCGTCTTCCACGCTACTAACGCGAATAATCTCACCGGCGGGTGCGGTGCCGGTGGCCAGCTTCTGGCCGACCAGCAGCATGGCTGGAATATCGCCGCCCAGCCCGGCCTTGCTGCCGTCAGCCTCGACATAAGCGCCGGGGTAACGCAGTGCCTGCGGGATATAATCAAATGGAATCGTCATAGCTGATCTCCTGTGTATTTAATTTCCTGGAATGCGCCAGGATCGGGTAAATAATTAGTGATGAGCGCCTCGAAGCTATAGCGATCAGCCCAGTAGAGGTCGGCATCGGTATATTCGACCACGCGCCCGCCGCTGAACTTGATGGGCCGCACATCCGGCTCGATCTCCCAGCCCAGCAGCAGCGTCTTGACTGCCAGCCGGTATTTGAGAAGCTCGTCGTCGGTCTCGCCCGGCTTGTGCCGCCTGGCGTTTTCGATGGCGATCACCACGTCAAAGCCGAGCGTCATGTTTTCCGCACGCTCACCGGCGTGGTCTACCTTGTCCGCCGCGCGCACCACCCAGGCAGCAGGCAGCGGCAAAGCCTCCGGCCTGATCTGGGCGTATTCCGCCGCACCGGCCACCTGGCGGAACCAGATACCGTTAAACCCGGCGGGCTTGTCAGCCAGATGCGCAATGAGTGGTGTGAGCGAAATCACCAGTCGCCTCCAGCATCTGGTGAGGTATAGCGTGCCGGGTTACTGGCGATATAAGCCAGGTCGTCGGTCACCGGCACATCGGCCGGATCAGCGGGCGCCAGGTTGATTTCGCCGCGCGCATGCGATTTGAGTATGGCCACCGCATTGTCATAAGCCTTGTTGACTTCGTCTGTCATGCGCTCCGCGCCTTGCAGGTACCAAAGTGCGATGGTGCTTGTCAGCCGCGCCAGCAGCGTGGTCTGCACCGTTTCCGGTATGCCGTAGCTCAGTATCAGCGCATCGGCATCGGTCAGCGCGTTGTCTATGGCTTCCAGCGCAAGCGCAAGCGCGTCCTGCTCCGCCTGCGGATAGGAGCTGAGATCACCACCATTGACGGCGATGCGCAGCGCTTCATCCGGCACCATGTCCATGTCGGCCGGAACGGCCAACTGGGCAAGGCGGCGCGCATTGCAGCGTGCCAGCAGATCAGAGCGGGTGGCGAATGGCATGGTTAGCTTCGGGCAGCCTCAATGGCAAGGCGCTCTTTTTCCAGCTCTGCCCAGACCGCATCACGCAGGGTCGCGCTTACATCGAAACCGACAATGGCAGCAATTGCTGCCGTGTTTGGCGCACCGTCTTTTTTCCAATTCACTTCAACGGTTTTATCCAGGCCAACAATCGCATCGCGAACTGCAATAAACTTGTCTGCATCAGTGACTACAGCCGCAGGCGAGCCTGCGCCGGATGTCGCTCTTTCGCCAGCAGCTTCCAATCCTTCAGGTTCGGTATCCGTCACTTCCAGCATCTGCTCTTGCTCCAAGCGGTCGGCGGTGGATTTGTCCACTTCGACCGGCAGCCAGGCGCGGGTGAACTGCATGCCGCAGCGATAAAACGATTGCGCTTGTTGTTTGGGCTGGATGCGTACCCAGCGCTGTAAATTAGCCATGTCAAATCTCCTAAATTTGTTGACGGATAAGGCCAGCACTCAAGCTGGCCTTAATTCCGGGTTACTGCAGCCAGGCGCTGACGACCAGCTTTACCTTGTTGTAATTCACATTGCTGGCGCCGTTGGCGTTTTGCTGTGCTTTCAGCAGCGCTTCGGCGGCGGCCATGTTGTTGGGGCCGCAGATCAGCAAGTCTGGGGTAATGCCCAGCTTGCGGTTGCCGTCGCCGTTGAACTTCATCATCGCGGTATAGGCGGCGGTGAAGTTGGTCACGTCCAGCGTGGCCTTGGAGCCGAACGCCAGCTGCCAGAAGCCGTACACGGCATCACCGCGCCAGCGCCCGCCGTAGCTGAACTTGTCGTTCTCAAACACGCCATCACTGTTGGCGGCACTAGTCTTGGCCTGGAATTCCGCCGCAATACGCTCTTGCAGGTAGAACGCCTTTGGTGCGCGCTCGGTGCAAAGCAGTACCCAAGGCTCACCGGCGCCGGCCTGCATGTTGCTGACGGTGGCGGCAACACCGGTAGATGCCCCCAAGGATGTTGATGTCAGCCATGCCATTCCGCTCTTCACTGCATTGGCAAAAAACTGTCCCGGAATTTATAAATACAAAGACGACATAGAGCGAGTCGATTACTTGGGAGAGTCAAGTTTTGATTTGACCATAAAGCAGCGTCCTACTTTAATCCCTCTTGACTCTGCGCCAATGGGACATACGTGCCACTTTCAGGTTGCTGACGACAAGGCAACAGTAGGTAAACGCCCTTGTGCCTGGTTATGCACTGGAAGCAATATGACCGGTATTGATGGAGAGGATCACTCATATACCCAGGGGAAATTGATCGGCCCCAAAGTGCGGCCATGGGTCAATCTCCACCAGGCCATAGCAAGCACGAGGTCGGAGATGGTTGATATTCAGGGCGCTGATGTCAGCGCAGGTGCCGCCAAGATCGCTCTTTGGGGTGCTGACAATATGCGCTGGGACGAGCTTCAGGAAATTCCAACTACTAAATATGGGTTGGTGATGAAAGACTCAGACACCCAGCGCGGTCAGAAGCTATGCGCTAGCGGCGAGGTTATTGAGATCGCAATTGACAACTCAATACCTGAAAAGAAGATTTTCCTAGGTGGGATGTATGACGATGGCGGAAGAATCTACCGCTTCATTGCAGTGAAGTCGACAGGGGAAGTCATGGCGAACAGCCGAGCTCGCTTCTGCGGAATTGTCACAGGGCAGCAGCATTATCCGAATAGCGCTGGCGGTGTAGCCCATGCAGTTCATCTGGTCGGCATGTTCGACCTGCCGGAAAACAAGACGCGGTAAGTTGCGAAAGTCCGGTGGCCTCCTGTTTGAGGTGCTTATTCCACCAATTCAGCTTACCGTATTCATTGCGGGAAACATTTCCCGTCTAAACCATCCCCCCGCGCGCGCGTAATCTCCGGTCATCGCATTGACCGGGGGCTGCGCCTTGAAACTAACTGAACACTTTACCCTTGATGAGCTGACCCGCTCTTCCGTCGCCACGCGCCTTGGCATAGACAACACGCCAACGCCTGAGATCGTGGCGCACCTCACCACGCTGGCCATGGGGCTTGAGCAAGTCCGCGCGTTATTGGACGTTCCCATATACATTGATAGCGGTTACCGCTGCCAGCAGCTTAATGCCGCGGTTGGCGGCGCAACGCGCTCGGCTCACATGGAAGGCTACGCGGCGGATTTCATTGCGCCGGATTTCGGCACTCCGCTCCAGATCACCAAAGCCATTGCCACTAGCGACATTTCGTTTGACAAGTGTATCCAGGAAGGCAACTGGGTGCATATCAGCTTTGCTCCGGCGCAGCGCGGGCTGTTGTTTACCGCGCATTTTGACGCGCTGGGCAAAGCCACCTACACAGCGGGAGTTTAATCATGGAACCAATCAGCATTGCAATGGGATTGGCGCAGTTCGCGCCACAATTGCTCAAGTGGATCACCGGCAGCGAGAAGGCTGAACAGGTGGCGCAAAAAGCCATAGACATTGCCACAACCGTAACCGGCAAGACGACCGGAGACGAGGCGATCAAGGCGCTGCAAGCCGACCCAAACCTGGTACTGCAATACCGCCAGGCGGTGCTGGCGCAGGAGCTTGAATTCCAGACGCTGGCCGTGCAAAACGCCGCCGACATCAACAAGACCATGCAATCAGAATCGACATCTGAGCACTGGCCGACTTACTCCTGGCGGCCTGCCATCGGCTTCAGCTTCGCTTTACTTGCCATCATCGGCGGCTTGACCGCCGCCATTTCTTACATTGGCGTGATGTTTTTCAGCGTCAAGCCGGAAGTGCTCAATTACCTGCCAGCCATGCTTGGTGCCGAGGCCGCGATTATGGCGACGATGGCGCCGGTGCTTGGTGTGGCAAGCTGGTTCCGTGGAAAGATGCAGGCCGATCCAACAATACCAACCAACAATAAAGGCTAAACATGGCAGACCAGAACAACATGGCCGCAGTGGCGGAGAAGCTGGGGGAGTTGACCGGCGAGATGCGGGCGATGAACCGCACGATGGATCAATCGCTCCAGGCGATCCGCGACGAGTTGAAGCGGATCGAAGCGGCCAGCACCCGGCAGATGGAGCGGCTGGAGAATGGTATCAACCAGCGGCTTGACGGCATGGATGATCGAATTGTTGCGCTTGAAAAGGAAGACAAGGCGCTGATTGAGAAGGTGGCCAAGCTCTCGGCGCTGGGAGGCGGATTGGGCGGCGCGCTGGCGGCCGGGCTAGTCGAACTGCTGAAAAGGATCACCTGATGGCGCACAGCCAGGAGACGCGCGACAACGTCCGCCGCCTGTTTGTTGAGGGCTTGCCGCTGACCGGCGCAGCCGCCACGCATGGCGTGAGCTACGACACGGCGCGCGAGTGGAAGACTGCCGCCAAGAAGAAAGGGGACGACTGGGATACCGCGCGCGCAGCTTATCGTATAAGCGACCAGGGCATTGACGACCTCAACAAGCAGTTGATTGAGGATTTCGCCCGCCAGATCATTACCACAACGCGAGAATTGGAGAATGCCACCCATATCCCGGCGCAGATCAAGGCGGATATGCTGGCGCAACTGGCCGATGCTTACGCCAAGTTCAGCCGCGCTTTTTCACGCATCAATCCGGCTTATAGCGGACTATCGGTGGCTCTGGATACACTCAAAACCATCGTCAGCCACTTGAGCGCCACCGACAAGGATGCGCTGCGCGCCCTGCACCCGCACCTGGATGATATTGGTGCCATTATCAGCAAGCGCTATGGCTGATTTACCAGATATCGCCGAAATCAAGACGCGCAAGCAGTTTGAGGAGGAGCTTGCGCAGCTTGGTGAGGAGCTGAGAGAGCTAATTGAGCTGGAGTGCGCCGCCTTCCCCACGGATGAAGCGGCGAGCGAGGCGAGGCGCGGGCGGGCGGTGCTGGACTATGAGTTTTTCTGCCAGACCTACTTTCCGCACTATGTGCAGACGCCGTACTTCTCAATTTTTCAGCAGTTCATCTTCAAGCGCCTGCCTGCCGTGATAGATGGCCCGGCAGATGGCCGGGAAGTCCACGAAGCGCCGCGCGGTGAGGCGAAATCAACCTACGAAACACAGCTTGGCTGTCTTTGGTGCATCTGCCGGGCGAACTATATTTCCGACTTTATCAAGACCGGAAAGATTGCCGCGAAGGCGCGCAAGCACATGACCGCCATTGTCATGAATACGGAGGAACAAGCCGCCGAGATGCTGGAATCCATCAAGGCGGAGCTGGATACCAACCCGCGCCTGGCTATGGATTTCCCAGAGGCGACAGGCCGTGGCCGTGTTTGGCAGATCACCACGGCGATTACTGCCAACAATATAAAAATTCGCATCGGTGGCACTGGCAAGAAGCTGCGCGGGATGAAACATGGGGCTTACCGGCCTGATCTGATCTTTCTTGATGACTTGGAAAACGACGAGCAGGTACGCCAGAAAGCGCAGCGCGACAAGACCGAGAACTTTGTGCTTTCCGCCGTTCTTGGGCTGGCCTCGCCCGCTGGCGGCATGGATGTATTCTGGGTGGGCACAAGCCTGCACTACGATGCCGCGATCAACCGCGTTTCACGCGCGCCTGGTTGGCGGCGCCGGGTGTTCAAGTCCATCACGCGCTGGCCGGACAACATGGCGCTGTGGGAGCAGTGGGAGGCAATTTATACGCGCGGCGGATCGGACGAGGAGCGCGAGGCTGCCGAAATGGAAGCGCTGGATTTTTACAAGGCCAATGAAGCGGCCATGATCGCCGGTGCTGTAGTGAGTTGGCCGGAAGTGCGGCCACTTTATCGGCTGATGTGCATGCGAGCGATCAACCACGATTCGTTCAACCAGGAGCAGCAGAACGAGGCTGGAAACGACGAAGATGCGCCATTTAAAACCATACAGTTTTGGGTGAATCGACTGGATGAATGGGTTTTTTATGGCTCCATTGACCCCAGCCTTGGAAAGAAGGCTAAAAAAGGCGACCCTTCAGCAATTTTAGTCGGCGGGATGAACAGAAATACCATGATCCTTGATGTCGTGGAAGCGGACATCTGCCGCCGCGTTCCAGACCTGATCATTGCACGGGCCATTGACTTTGAGGAGCAGTATCGCTGCATCGCATGGGCTGTTGAGGCTGTACAGTTTCAATTTTTCTTGTTTACAGAAATTTTGAAGCAGTCGGCTGCGCGCGGCATCCCTTTCCCAGGCGTTCCAGTAGAGCCGGATACGGATAAAGACCTGCGCATTATCAGCTTGCAGCCGCACGTTTCCAATGGGTTGATCCGTTTACACCACAATCAAACCACTATGCGTGAGCAGCTCCAGTTCTACCCTGAGGCAGATCACGACGATGGGCCTGATGCGCTCGAAATGTTATGGCAAATCGCAAAACAATATGGCGGCGAGTGGGAATACACCTCGGCTGGGCGCGGAAGAAACCAGCGCCGCAGCACCAGCCGGAGGAATCAAGACGAGGATGGGGACGATGACTAAAAAACGCAAACAGGCAGCGTTGGCCGTGGATAAAAAGCAAAAGCCGGATACCACGATGCAGGCTGCCGGGCCGCGCTCGGCACAGGGCGGCACACTGAACTATATGAGCGTGACCACGCTTGACCCGACCAGGTTGGCGCAGGCATTCGCCAATGCGGATCAGGGCTTTATCACCGACCAGGCGCAGTTTTTTGAGCTGATAGAGGAGCAGGACACGCACGTTTTCTCCGAGCTGGCCAAGCGCCGTCGTGCGGTGACCGGTCTTGGCTGGCAGGTTCACCCGCAGGAAGATGCGAATCAATCTGAAATTGAACGAGCCAAGGAATTGGCGGACATGCTGCGCGATATTCCGCGTTTCGAGGATGCTCAATATGACCTGACAGATGCTATCGGCAAGGGCTTCGCGGCGCTTGAAATAGACTGGAAAACGGGTAGTGAATGGGTGCCGAAGGGGCTGGATTGGGTTCCTCAGCGCTTTTTCCAGACCAACGATAATCGCGAGTTGCAATATCTCAAGGTTGGCATGCCGGAACCGTTGCGGCCATGGGGTTGGATTGTCCATGAACACCGCGCGAAATCCGGGTATATCGAGCAGGCGGCGTTGTTCCGTGTGCTGGCCTGGACTTACGCCTACAAAGCCTACAATACGCGCGATTTGCAGCGCTTCCTTGAGGTCTACGGTCTACCGTTGCGCCTGGGCAAGTTTCCTGCCGGGATCGGCGACAAGGCGCGCAATGAACTGCTGCGCGCGGTGCGCAGTATCGGCAACGATGGCGCTGGTGTTGTGCCCAGCACGATGGCGATTGAGTTCATCCAGGCGCAACAAGGCAAGGTTGACGATTTCCTGAACGCCATCGAGTACTGGGAACGCAAGCAATCCATGGCTATCCTTGGCGGTACGCTGACCAGCCAGGCGGATGGCAAGACCAGCACCAATGCTTTGGGCGAGATCCACGACAAGGTGCGGCGCGAGATCATGCTACACGACGTGCGCCAGATCGAGCCCACCTTGAACAGCCAACTGCTGGCGCCGATTGCGCTGATTAACGGCATGTTCCCGCCGGATCGGCTGCCGTCATTAAAATATGACACTGCCGAAACGGTAGACCAGAAGGCAATGGTAGACGTGCTGGAAAAGGCCGTTGGCATGGGCATGGAGGTGGATATTGAGTGGGCGCACCAGACCATGCAGATACCGCGCGCCGACAAAAATGCCAAACTGCTGACCGCGCCGGGAAAATCAACGCCACAGCCAGCGCCCGCCGATGCTGCGCTGGTGCGTTTGGCCATGCTGGCAAAGCAGGCGCATGATGGTGATGTAACGGGAGCTTACACAGCACAACTCGCCGCGCTCTGCGCACCCTACGAGCAGGCGATGATTCAGCAGGTGGCCGCAGCCGTGGCGGAGGCCGGGAGTTTTGACGATGCACTGGCAGCGGTGGCTACTCTGGCCGCGCCGCCGGATGCCGAGTGGGTGAAAAAACTGCAATTAGGCATGGCTGCGGCCAATCTGGCCGGGCGGGATGAGGCGTAAAAGCCGGTATGGCTAACCCATCCCAGCTTCCATTCACCCAGGCGATAGACTTTTATCGCAACAAGATAAAGTTACCCACATCTGGCTGGACGGATATTTGGCAGGAGCAGCATAGCCATGCTTTTATGGTGGCCGGAGCCGCAAACGATGCGCTGCTGGAGGATTTGTACAACGGTATCTATCAAGCCAAGTGGGCAGGGGGTGGTTACGACGAATTCAAGGCGGCGTTTCCGCAGATAGCGGAGAAGTACGGTTGGGCGTACAACGGCTCACCCGGCTGGCGTAGCCGGGTTATTTATGACACCAACATCTCCCAGGCCTACAACGCCGGGCGCTACCAGCAGATGCAGGCGGTCAAGCATCTGCGGCCGTATTGGGAGTACGACCACACCAGCATCGAGCACCCCCGCCTTGAGCACAAGGCATGGGACGGAAAAATACTTCTGGCGGATGATCCCTGGTGGGATACACACTATCCGCAGAACGCATGGGGATGTAAATGCCGGGTGCATTCGCTTAGCCACACCGAGGCCAAGGCAGCGTGGGAGCAAAAGGGGTTATCCGGGCCGGATATCGCACCGCCGATTGAGTGGGAAGAGCGCATAGTCGGTAAAAACGGCAGCAATCCGCGCACGGTGCGCGTGCCGAAAGGGATTGATCCTGGTTTTGCCTATAATCCCGGAAAAGCGTGGCTTGAGCCGCACACCGTTCCTCCTCTTCAAGGGTATGACGCAGTATTAAAAGAGCGTGGAACGGCATGGCCTACTGGATTTACAGCGCCACCAATTCCAAATCCATCAAAAATAAATCCAAGCGTCATACTGCCTGCCGACAATCCTCCGCTAGAGGCGGTTGATGACTTTCTTGGTGTTTTTGGCGCCACACGCGACAAAGGTTCAGTATTTGTAGATTCAAGTGGTGTTGCTGTTGCAATTACCAAGGCGCTTTTTGATGATGGTTCGGGTGAATTTAAGTGGATGGCTGCACCTGACAAGCTGGATCGGCTGCGCTATGTAAACCTGTTGGCCATGGCTTTGGTTGAGCCTGACGAAATATGGTGGAACTGGGAGGAGGATCGTTTGGCATCATCCGCCAATCCAGACCAGCCAAAGCGCTGGCGTTTGAAGCGCCGCTATTTGAGGATGTTTGAGGTTGACGGTACCGGTGAGTACGCCATTGTTGCTTTCGAGTGGGGCCGGACTGGATGGTCTGGTTCGACTGCCTTTATGGCTGAACCGCGCAGTGAAAAAGCTCGCTTGAAGTATTTTGACAAGCAACGCGTCGGGCGTTTGGTATTCAAGAAATGAAAACGCGGCCCCATGCAAGGCCGCGTCGAGTGGTTTTGATTGGGTCTGGAGTGTCATGCCCCCGGTCTTCTATCGCCACTTAGGAGTCCAGTATATGCAATTAGAAATTAAATTTCAAACAGATCACCTTAAACGCGCACTGGCGGCGGCCCGACAAGCCACACAGGAGCCGACCGGATTGCTTGAAAGTATTGGCGAGTCGTTGCTGCCGGTAAACCAGCGTCGCCATGAGGCTGGCGTTGACCCGGATGGGAACAAATGGAAGGCGCTGGCTGAATCCACCAAGAAGTTCGGTGGGAAGCGACGTGGCGACGTGCTTAAAAAGACCGGTGATATGCTGTCAGCGTTTCATTACAGTGTGACAGATGATGTTCTTAGACTTGGTTTTGATGGTGAGCGTGATTCAAAGTTGGCAAACATTCATCATGGCGGCGCCGATCCTTATACCATATTACCAAATGCCAAAAAGGCTCTCGCTTTCATGGGAATTGTTCGTAAAAGAGTAAACCACCCAGGACTTGAAGCGCGTCCGCTAGTTGGATTCCCGGAATCCGATCAGAAACTCGCGGAAGATGTAATTGAAGATTACCTTGTGACAATATTAAATAGCACTCGCTGACTGATTAAATTCCTTTTAATTGGTATTTAATCCGCTATTGAACGAACTATTTTCCGTATATTTGTAGGTATTATTTAGCACTTTCCCCCCAATAACTGTCCGGAAATCATTTTTTAATGCATCCTCGTTTAAATCAGTATCTACGCGGCTTCCGGCGCTTTTTCTGTCTGTATAACTGTCCTATTTCCACCACCTCCCTACTATGAATGGCGCAGTTTGGGTTATCTGGGTGCAAATAAAAAATGCGTGCAGCGCACGCATTTCGAATGTTAATACAACGGGAACTTGTTTTGATGATGTCTGTCTTAGAAGCAGACGATTTTATTCGTCTCCCGCTTCTCCTCCCTGAGCGGTGGCTTTGATGCAACATCAAAGCCTCTTTACCTCCCCGGTTTTATCCCCTTGAAACCGGGGATTTTTTTGTCTGAAGGAAGTATATGACCTAAATTTGATTTAGGTCAATTTGTTTCTCGGTCGGAAAAATCCCAAAAAAATGCCCCGCACGAAGCGGGGCAAGAGATGAAATACCTTTATTTTGGGCGGATGCCCGGTGATCCGGGCATCGTCGAATTTACATCATGCCGCCCATACCACCCATGCCGCCCATGTCGCCACCTGGCATCGGGGCGTCTTCCTTAGGCAGTTCTGCCACCATGCAATCGGTGGTCAGCATCAGGCCGGCCACGGAAGCGGCGTGTTGCAGCGCGGAGCGGGTCACCTTGGTTGGGTCCAGCACGCCCATTTCCACCATGTCGCCATAGGTGTCGTTGGCAGCGTTGAAGCCGAAGTTGCCGGAGCCTTCCAGCACCTTGTTGACTACCACGGAGGGCTCAACACCGGCGTTGGCGACGATCTGGCGCAGCGGTTCTTCGATCGCGCGCACCACGATGGCGATACCGGCGTCCTGATCGTGGTTGTCGCCCTTGGTCTTGGCGATAGCGTCACGGGCGCGCAGCAGGGCTACGCCGCCGCCTGCGACAATGCCTTCTTCCACGGCGGCGCGGGTGGCGTGCAGCGCGTCTTCCACGCGGGCTTTCTTTTCCTTCATTTCGACTTCGGTGGCAGCGCCAACCTTGATCACGGCAACGCCGCCGGCCAGCTTGGCCACGCGCTCTTGCAGTTTTTCACGGTCGTAGTCGCTGGAGGCTTCGTCGATCTGCTTGCGGATTTGGTCGACGCGGCTCTTGATGTTGGCCTCGGCACCCGCGCCATCGATGATGGTGGTGTTTTCCTTGCCCACTTCGATGCGCTTGGCTTGGCCCAGGTCGTTCAGGGTCACGTTTTCCAGCTTCAGGCCGAGTTCTTCGGCAATCACGGTACCGCCGGTGAGGATAGCGATGTCTTCCAGCATGGCCTTGCGGCGGTCGCCGAAGCCAGGAGCCTTGACCGCGGTGGTCTTGAGGATGCCGCGGATGTTGTTGACCACCAGGGTGGCCAGCGCTTCGCCGTCCACGTCTTCAGCGATGATCAGCAGCGGACGGCCAGCCTTGGCGACTTGTTCCAGGGTGGGCAGCAGGTCGCGGATGTTGGAAATCTTCTTGTCGTACAGCAGCACGAAAGGATTATCCAGCAGCGCGATTTGCTTGTCGGCGTTGTTGATGAAGTAAGGGGACAGGTAGCCGCGGTCGAATTGCATGCCTTCCACCACGTCCAGTTCGTTCTGCAGGCCGGAGCCGTCTTCCACGGTGATCACGCCTTCCTTGCCCACCTTGTCCATCGCGTTGGCGATGATTTCGCCGATGTGTGCGTCGGAGTTGGCGGAGATCGAACCGACTTGGGCGATTTCCTTGCTGGTGGTACATGGCTTGGACAGCTTCTTCAGCTCTTCCACGGCCACGCCAACAGCCTTGTCGATGCCGCGCTTCAGGTCCATCGGGTTCATGCCGGCGGCAACGGATTTCATGCCTTCGCGGATGATGGCTTGTGCCAGCACGGTGGCGGTGGTGGTGCCGTCACCGGCGATGTCGGAAGTCTTGCTTGCCACTTCCTTCACCATTTGCGCGCCCATGTTCTCGAACTTGTCCTTCAGTTCGATTTCCTTGGCAACGGAAACACCGTCCTTGGTGATGGTGGGGGCGCCGTAGGAGCGCTCCAGCACCACGTTACGGCCCTTGGGGCCCAGAGTGACTTTTACTGCGTTTGCCAGGATGTTTACACCAGCAACCATTTTGTGGCGAACTTCATCGCCGAAACGTACGTCTTTAGCAGCCAT